CACTTCAGCTTTGGCAGATCATACCAGTTCCAATATCCAGTAATCTGGTAAATGTTGTTACCTCCATCAACAACATAACCGCCTCGTGTTATAAAGCGGATGTAACCATGACCCACCTCAAGCAAATAAGTCTGATCATTGTTGAAGACGAAAGGGATGAAGATAACGTCTAAATTCCAGTAAGGTGCCCTTCCTACAAATCTTGTTCCTCCCCGCTTACTCGCACCCCCTCTAAAATCAACGAGGAAGTTGTGCATCTTAGCTGCGCCGATCTTATACTTGTTAAGATCGACTCGACCAAACATAAGCGGAGAAAGTTCACCCGCCGAAAATGACGACTGGATGACAGGAGCTGCCATTAGATAGAGCCTCCAAAGAGTGGACCGTACTCAGGTATCCAGGGACCAGTACCCATCGAGGGTCCAACCCCTCTCACCGCCAACCAATCAGGTACATGATCCATCACATTCAAGCCTTCATTCGCGTTCTTCACTCTCGCATCCAAGATATGCGTATTCGCAAGCTTCGTCAGCGCGTCGAGCATCTTCAGATCGCCCGTCAACGAAGTGACCGTCATTGCGGCGAGGGCTTGAACAAAGGCTCGACTGAACGACTCGTCAAAAAGCGCTGTGTCAGTGATGTCCTTCGTGTAACACATAACAGCTTGTGATACGTTTGTGAGCACTACATTCTTTGGAGCAGGGTTCAACGGAATTGTGCTTGATGCAATCTCGAACTTTGGCATTGGCCCTTGTGAGGACGTATCGGCGAATAGCTTTGGGTCTGCTCCAGTAAATGGAACAGCTGGCTGACTATTAGCCAGATTTGGTAAGACGTAACGGACGAGCAAAACGTCTGCTGGAATGCCGTAAGCATAAAGCCAAGGAGGGGGTGGTTCATAAGTTGAGTTCCATCCATTCACTGGTGAGCCAAGCGCCGGATCAGCCTCAGGCGTTCCAAAGCGCGCTCGAATAAGAGGGAACCTTGCATAGGCGCGAGCAAAGCCCCAATGCGCTGCACGAAGCAACTGTTTCCGTGTTGGCTCGAAGCTAAGTAAGCACGCTCGTGCTTCGTTACTCTCCTCTGAAATAGTGGAGATGCTCGAACGGGTGCCGACCACTGCAAGCGCTTGATTACAGAGTGATGTAACGTCCGCCATCTATCACCTCATGGAAGTTGTGGGGGAGAACGCCTCCCCCACTTTACTTAGAAGCCGCCACCATACATAGCGTTTGCTGGCGGAGGGCGCTTGCCCTTTTTCTTCTTCATCTTCCCTTTCACAGCAACAACCTTGCCTTTCGGAGCTGGTGGCATCTGCATTGGCTTAGCCGCCGCTCCTGTGACAACCCGCTGTGACGTGCCACTCTTCAGAGGCATGTTACTTCACCCTTGCTGGCTCAACCTTCGCCTGAGTGCCTACTCCGGCTCCAGCTTGAGCTTTCGCCATCGCGAGCAGTGCCGTCTGCACCTCAGGCTCGAGGAACAGCAGACCAAGCGGGGAGGCGGTGTTCAGTGGCTTCGTCAAATTCTCCACCACTTTCTTTACCGCCGCCTTCCCTTCATCATCGAGCCCCTCCATCTCTGGAGTGACCCCACCTTCAGGGATCGGAAACGAAGTTTCGTCTCCAACAATCGTCCCCTCATCGAGGAGGCGGTCGTTCATGTAGTGCTTCGCAAGAAGCCGATACTTAGGCATCTGCGTTCGTCCTTTCTGGCTGGTGCTCAGCCCTTAGTTTGTGACCACGATACCAGGCCGGTACGCAATGTTCTGCTGACGATCGAGAATGATGCCAGCGGTGAGCTTCCCCGCGGTCATCGGGCCAGTACCAACGAGGTAGTTGAGCCGAAGATAACGGGGGAGAGGATCGTTCGGGTTCGGGCTTGGCACATCAATCTGGAACGGGTTTTTGCCCGCCTGAAGCTGTGCCAGTGTCAACACGGCCGACTCAGCGTAGGTCGTGAAGGTAGAGTTATCGGCCGAACCCTGGAACTGTACCTGAAGCGTACCAGCACCAGTCGCGGTGAAGTTCTCAGTCGGTTGCACGAGGACTTCCAGCGGGTAGCCGGGTCCCATGTCTCTCGCGTTCAGAAGGTCGAGCACGTTGGCGCTAACGCCAGATGCTGTGATTGCGCTGTTGTTGTCAAACAGCAGAAGTCCGTCCAAGATCATCTTTCGTCTCCATTCGGGTCAAGTGTTAGGTGTGGTTAGATAAACCGTTTATCCAACCATACCAGCTACTAGACGACCCTCGCTTCGTTGTTGAGGATGGCGTCACAGGTCTTGATCGGTATTCCCCTGAACGTCGTGCAAACCTTCCCATCGTACTCAGCAATGTCCAACAGGACATTCTTCTTATTCACGGCCTGGATGTCGAGCCAAGTCCGCAGCGTCCGGTTGCAGTAGATTGCAGTCCGACCCATCGAGTCACTCACCGACGGCGAGTCACTCTTCTGAACCGCCTGTGCCCTCGCCGAAGCGACCGGCAGCTTGTACAAGCCGCGGATCAGTCCAGTCAACAGATCAGGGGGTGTTGCTCCACTCAGTGTCGTCACGTCGATGTTGCACAGTCGAACGGCGAAACGCCAGTCACGAACCGTCAGCCCACACTCCCACTTAAAGTGGTCACGATAGGCTTGATAAGTGTTGCCGTTCACGTCGTTCACTGGCCACTCGCCCATGTCCTTGTGTTGCAGCCCCGACATCTTGCCTTTCGGGAAGATACCGTGGATGGTCTCTGCACCCCAAGTCACGATCCACATCGAAGTGTTCGTGCCGCCGACTCCAGTCATGTCAATGACGTTCGCTGCGGTCTGGGCGTTGGCGATGTTGACAGTGTTGTAACGTGGGGCCAGTCCCATGAACCTTTCCGGGTTCACTGAGGTGTTCCCATAGAACACTGTCGCCGACACCTGTTGGTTCATGCCTTCAAGAAAGGCCTTCACCTCACTGAATCGGAACTCAGGAGTATTACCGTTAAGATCAGCAATATCCTTGTCAACCACGCTGTACGTTTCGAGGTTGCCACATGAGTCAGTGATCTGTGCCGTTGTGCTCTTCCCATTTGGGACACCATAGTTGAGCAAGCGCCACGTAGCTGCCGGCAAGCCAGTTCGAACAGTCGTTCGATGACCTGTCGGCAGGTTGCCTTGGACAAAAAGCATATCGTCCAAGATCTCATTCGTCTGTGACAACAACTCAATGATCGTAGCGATCTTGTAGTTGTCGTCGACTCGCTTGGCCCAATCAGCAAGGGTCAAGGCAGTTGCGCCGATAACTGGCATTGTTTATTCTCCTCGGTTTGGTACCAGATGTGGATACAGTGCAGCGCCTGGACTGTCAGGTTTCACTGATCTCGGGGGCTCCGCTCTCACCGGCCCTGGCTCCGCCAATGCTTTTGACATACGGAACAAGGTTCGGATGATTGCAGGGTTGTTCCCCGCACCAGTAAAGTCAAGTGCAGTCCTAACTCCAGGGTCGCCGTATTCACTCAAAGCACTTCCAATAACACGCCTCACTTCGTCGAAGTTTTTGCCACCCATCTCTGAGTCAGCCATAACTTCGTCTTGCCAACCCTTTTGCGTGTCTCGCCACATCTGGTACGGCCGGTCAGCCGCCTCCTTGACGGTCTTAGCATACAGGTCGATATATTCCTGAGCCACCTCCTGCTTCACCCCACTCTTCTTGGAGATCTCAGTAAACTCGTTAAACGCTGGGTTCTTCTTGTCGATCTGCGGGTCGAGCTTAAGCTGCGTCGGATCGAACGCTCCAGGGATAACTGAAGTTGGTTCGGTCTTGTCATCGACTGTCCGCTCACTCGTCTCATCGTTCAGATCAACTGTTTCATCGTTGAGCAGTGAAGGCTTTTGATTAGCCTTCTCCAGTTGTTCTTGGGCCGCCTTAGCTGTTCCTGGCCCCGTCGCCTCTCCAACAGGCTTAGGTTCCGCTGGAGGTGTCGTCTGTGTAGCTGTCAGATCCGTCATTGCCTTCTCCCGTTTGCTTTATCGACTTCTCAAGATCACCTAGTTCTCGAGCCTCTTGTACCATCTCGATATACCGCGCTGGACACGCCCGCATAAGATCAGCCAACAGACGAAGCCCCATGTTCCTTTCCCCCTCGGCAAAACCCATTGCAAGTGCCTCGACTGAGAAAGAACTTCTCCAGATATGTGCGCTCTCGAGTATCTCGAAGAACCAGGATCGACCTTCACGAGTCTCCATGATCCGCCGGAGTAAG